TCATGGAGGCCGAGCCGGGCAGTTTTCACCAGCTACCGCAGGGCGTCGACTTCCAGCAGTTCGATCCCCAGCACCCGACCTCGGCTTTCTCGGATTTCGAGAAGTCTATTCTCCGAGGGATCGCTTCGGGCCTTGGAATTTCTTATCACTCGCTGGCGAATGATCTGACTCAGACTTCATATTCGTCGATCCGGCAGGGCACGATCGAGGACCGCGACTTCTACCGCTATCTCCAACATTTCATGATCGAGCACTTCATGCTGCCTGTCTATCGCCAGTGGCTGTCGCAGGCCATGACTATCGGCGTGGTCAATCTCCCGATCGGCAAGTTCGACAAGTTCGCGGACGCGGCGATGTTCCGGCCGCGGGGCTTTCAGTGGGTCGACCCGCAGAAGGAGATCAGCGCGAATGTCATCGCGCTCAATAACGGCATCATTTCGCTCCAGGATATCGCCAACAACTACGGCCGAGATCTGGATGACATGATGGCAACGATCGCGAGAGACAAGCAGACCGCCGAGAAGTATGGATTGCAGTTCGCTCATGAGCCCTTCGGCGGCGGGCAGGGCCCATACGGCCCGGCGAAGGTTAATTTGCAGTCAGGTGAGCCATTCAACGATATGGCGCCAGAGGAGCCCGATGATGGCGACTGATTTCCCCAACCAGGGCGACGATTTCAAGATCACGCTGCGGAACAGTGAATACCCGCAGTTCGGCCGCGACTTTGCCGAGAACATCCAGGAGTTCAATCCGGAAATCTGGTCGGCTGGCGGGAACATCCGCGGGAACGAGGCGTTTGAGCTTTGGGGTCAGGCCCGCGACGGCTCCGAGGACCCCGAGGTCCTGGACTGGATCAAAGAACGAGAGGCCTGGGCGGCTCGGCATTTCGACAACGGCAGCCAGTTTGCCAACGGTGACCTGGAGCCCAACATGTCGAATGTGGCCGGAGTGGTCGCTCAGATGAAATGGGGCGTTATCGGGGCGATTGGCGAACAGGGGATGAAGGACGTCATTCTGGAGCTGGTAAAGAAGCTAGAGGGCAAAAAAGAGGACCGCCAGCTATCTGATGAAGTCGAAGAAGGCCTTGCAAACAAGCGCGACGAGCATAACGAGGAGGTCGGTGACGACGAGCTGCGCCGGGCAACGCTGCCGATGCTCCGTCAGGTTTTCGAGCGCGGCGTCGGTGCTTATGAGAACAATCCCGCGTCAGTGCGTCCGGGCGTATCCGGCCCCGAGCAGTGGGCATATGCGCGAGTAAATTCTTTCCTTTTCGCGTTGAAAAACGATCGCTTCCAGGGAGGTGAGCATGACACCGATCTGTTCCCGGACGGGCACCCGCTGGCGGGCGATGAGCGCGGTAACTACAAGGACGAGCGTCCGTATCCAAACGAGCACGCCGCTAGGATCAACGATCCTGACAAATACGACACATTCCGGCGCGACGCGAATGCTGGCGGCGATGGTATAGATTTCATCTATGGTATATTCAGTCGAAATGATGAACGCGTTTCGGAAATCCAGAGTGTGAGATTCGACGCGGATCGGTACACTCGGCAAGAATCTATGGATTGGTTGGCGGATCACAATATGGAACCGATAAAGTTTGAAGAAGCGGTGGTAGAGCGATCCGAACGGGATGCGGAAATGCCTTGCCCGCCGGCCACCCAGAATCTCGAGCTCAACACCCAAAACCGTGACCGCGCCATCCGCATGTTCAATTACGGGCCTCTCAATGTGGACGAGCCAGGCGATTACTGGGAAAACGTCGCTGAGTATTGGGATACAACGGTCGAGGCCGCTCGGGCGTCAAAATGCGCTAATTGCGTCGCTTTCGACATCTCCCAGCGGATGAAAAACTGCATGCCTGGCGAAACGTCAAATGATGATGGCGAACTTGGCTACTGTTGGATGCACCATTTCAAATGTCACTCGGCTCGGACTTGCCACACTTGGGCGAAAGGTGGTCCGATTCAGTCTGACGAAACATCCTATGAGTGGCAGGCAAACGCCTTCGGGGGCAGCGAAGAAAGTCAGGAGTCGGGCGATATGGGCATTGAGATGGGTGAAAATCGGCACATTATCGAGATCACTGAGGATGAAGAATCCATCCTGGTCAAGTTTGCAAAGGGCGCTGAGTTCGAGGGCATTAACATCATGCCGGAAGAAGTACAGGATGCCGAAGAAGAATCTGGCAGCGAGATCGAGGTCGAGCGGTTTTCAAAAACTGAGACCCTGCATCGCGCCGAAACAATGGACCCCGAGACGATCGACGATCGCCGGGTTCGCATGGCGGTGAGTTCTGAGATGGCGGTTGAGCGTGGCTATGGTAAGGCGGTTCTGGACCATAGCCGCGGGAGCGTCGATCTCGACTTCATGAATTCTGGCCGCGCGCCGCTTCTCCTGGATCACGATCCAGAGCGGCAGATTGGCGTTGTCGAATCGGTAGACCTTGACGAGCAGGCCGGCCGTCTCCGAGCTGTTGCGCGTTTTAGTCGGAACGCGCTCGCGAGCGAGGTCTATGACGATGTGGTGGATGGTATCCGTGGGAATGTTTCCATCGGCTACCGTGTCACCAAAATGGCCCGCGATGAAGGGAACATGGACGTGTTCCGCGCGACTTCATGGCAGCCGCTCGAAGTCTCGATCGTTTCCATCCCAGCCGACCAGTCAGTCGGTGTGGGGCGTGCGCACGAGAGTTCACCTGCAACCGAAACCGAAAGTTCAGTTCCTACCGTGGAGGTAAACGAAATGGAACAGTCTAACGATGCGGTGCGCCAGGAAGCACTTTCTGCGTACCAGAAGGAAGTCGGCGAGATCATTGATCTCGGCGTCCGTCACAACCGTCGTGACCTGGCTGACGATGCTATCCGTAAGGGTATGGGTCTGACGCAGTTCCGTGGCCTTCTCCTAGACAAGATTGCGGACAAGCCGCTCGATGCCCCGGAGATTGACATGAACGCGAAGGAGCAGCGCCAGTATTCGCTGATGAATGCCATCCGTTCTGCCGCGAATGGTCGCCTGGACGGGTTTGAGGCGGAGGTCTCCCAGGATCTTGCTCGCCATTATGGCAAGGAAGCCCGCGGGTTTTTCGTCCCGACCTCGATCTTCAAGCGTGACATTCTGACCACCAGCCCGGCCAACGGCTCCAACCTGGTGCCCGAGGATCACCTGGCGGGGGAGTTCATCGACGCGCTGCGTGCCAACCTGGTGATTTCCGGCCTTGGTGCCCGCATGATGCAGGGTCTCAAGGGCGACGTCGCCATTCCGGCGCTCAATAGCAAGACGACCGTCGGCTTTGTCAGCGAAAACGCTGCGCCTGGTTCCGAGGGGGCGCCTGATTTCCGCCAGGTGACCATGACGCCCAAGGAGATGCGCCAGCACGTTGATATCAGCCGTAAGCTGATGATGCAGTCCGATCCTTCGGTGGAGCAGATCATTCGTGACGACTTGACCCGTCAGTTCGCTGCGAAGATCGACGAGGTTGCCATCGAGGGCGGCGGCTCGGGTGAGCCGACCGGCATCCTGGAGACCAACGGCATTGGGTCGGTGGCTCTGGGCACCAACGGCGGGCCGATCACTTATGCATCGCTGGTCGATCTGGAGCGAGAAGTCGCTGTCGACAACGCACTGGCTGGCAGCCTGGCCTATCTGACCAACCCCAAGGTGGTTGGCGATATGCGTCAGACGCCTCGTCAGACGAGCGGCGTCGAGGGGAACTTCATCCTTAACGACACCAACCGCGTCCTGGGTTACGACGTCGCGAGCAGCACGCTTGTCCCGTCTGACCTCACCAAGGGCACCACGTCGAACTCTTGCAGTGCCGTTATCTTCGGCAACTTCTCCGATCTGATGATCGGCATGTTCGGCGGCCTGGACGTCCTGGTCGATCCCTACACCGGCTCCGACAAGGGTGCCACCCGGATCGCCATGTATCAGGATGTTGACGTTGCCGTTCGGCACGCGGAGAGCTTCGCCGCGATCAAGGACGTCACCACCGCGTGATGGCCTGATGAAGGGGGCCTTCGGGCCCCCTTTTTTTTATGCCCAAGATTCAGGAATTCAAAGATCATCACCAAGGCGAAACCGTCGCAATTTGTGGCGGTGGCGTTTCGTTGCCGCAAGACCTTCGCAGAATTGAACCGGTCGATAGACTGATCGGCGTCAATCAGCACGCGCTGATTCTGCCCCTAGACTACCTAGTATTCCTCGACCGTCACATGTGGCCGCTGGTCCAGGATTTCCGGGACATGATACTGGTCACCAAACTTTCCAAATTCGCTTACGCTGGCGAGCACGTTATCCATGCAGACTTGGCACCGGCGGTTCGTTATAGCGGAATGCTTGCGATCTGGCTGGCGGATTTTCTAGGCTTCGGTCAGGTTCGCGTTTGTGGGATGGATCAGTACGAGGGGCGGAAAGATGGTCGCGAGTATTGGTGGCAGGGCCCTCAAACGGGTAGGCTTGAAAAACACAAGCAGACAGATCACGATCTGAACCTAATGACGCGGTTTATAGAACAACTACGCAACCCTGATCGCATTTCGTTCGCGTCGGGAAAATTCAAAAGGATGCACCAATGAAAATAGAATTGAAATCGCCGATCCTTTGGGAGGGACAGCATCAGGCCGCCGGGTCGATTCTGGACGTCTCAGAAACACATGCCTACAACCTTATT